TAGGGGCATCCTTGGCTGACCCTATTGTAGGGGCGCCTATGGTGTTTCTACCCGTTGCTCCCATTGACGATAATGCCTACCCTATGACGTTTACCGTCGAGCAGGGTACGGGCACCTTTACGGGTGCGTTGGCCAGACTAGATGTCCCCTCCCCCACTGCCGGACTGGGCTATACGATCGACTTCGAGGGGAAGCAGTTCAACTTCGCAAAACGAGTAAACAACGAAGTTACTCCTATTGCAAGCATCTCTGGGTCGGTCCAGTTAGGTAACCCTTTGGTGTCCAACGCAACCCTGGAGTTGGATCAAGGACTAGGGTACACTCCACTAACCCTAGGGACAGACAGTATTCTAGAGCCGCTATCTGGGGTCGTTACCTTCGTTGAGACCTTAGGTGGAGTTCTGGTGTCGAGTGGGAAAGGGGTGGTCTCTGCCCTTACTACCCTGACAGACACAAGCGCAAACTTCAGTGGGTTGGTTGCAGGGGATCAATTCATAGCGCTCAATACAGCATCCAAGGGGGTGTACGACGTTACCGCAGTTACTGGAGCCACCACCCTCACATTCACTCCCCCTTTCCAAGCAAACACTTCTGGGGTGTCCTACGAGGTACGTAGAGGCAAAGAGATCCTAGTTGACCGCTACTTCAAGGAAGTGTTGCTTGCGGACCCGAACACAAAGGTGGAAAAGCTTCGGGGTCTTGGGGCTATCTCGAACTCCCCTCGCCTAAGCATCCCACTGGCTTACTTGAATGTCTCTAGATTCCGACTGGCTCTTGAATTCCTCACCCTGAGTATCGTTGCGAATGACGCTGCGTTTACGGCCCCAGCGTCTCTTGCTACAGGGACTGTGCAGATTAGTCAAACTACGGGAAACCTGAACTTCAGTCAGGTCGACGTGGCAACAGGTCAGACGGTCTATTGGGCTAGAAAGCTAGTGCAGGGGCAGGAGTATCGAATTGAGCCAGAACTTGGGTTCATTCAGACTACTGAGCGGCTACTAGCTTTGGATGAGCTGTACATCACGTATAGCTCGACTCAGGATAGCCCCTCCGTTCCGTTTGAAGAACGAGGTACGTTCCTAGTTCGAAAAGAGTTGGTCGTTCACCCAGAGCCCACGTCCAAGGTGCGCTACAACTTGTTGGGTCGAAGTGTAGCTTCGGTCCCTCCCCCCTCTGTGTTTCGAGGAGGTAGACCGCAAGACGGATCTCAGATCGAAGCTACCAATCTTTCGATTACGTTTTTGCCTGATGTCGTGCCGACCGTGGGAGGGGAGGAGCGGGTAACAGACGCTCTTCCCCATGGAGAGATTGTCCAACCCCATGAGAGAATCTATGTAGACTACTTTGTGTACGATGCTATTGGAGGGGAGAACACAACCACGGTTCTGAAGCCCTCCATTAATCTAGCCAAAGTGGTGATTACAGAGGGCGACTCCACGTTTAAGGTAAAGGGAGATCGTACTCTCGACTTCCCCGCAAATTACCTTCTGCGCATCGAGACAGAGCAAGCCTACTACCTCAGTGGGTCTACTTACAACGCTACCACGGATGAGACTACCGTAACGCTTTTGAGCCCTCAGGTATTTAGAGACTCCTACACTCAACCTCGGTTGTACCTGTCTTCCGGGGTCATGCGGACTACCAGCGCATTTCTACAGCCAGCCTACTTCACACTAGAGTCAGCTGTTTACGATGGTATCCCTCGTGGGATGAATCGATTTAGGCTGCAAGGGGATAGGACCCTTTCCTATGCAGCTGGGGTAGCACTACACTTCTCACAGGTATCTCCATCCGTTAACGACTTCTATCTCGTAAGTGGGTCTACGTACGACCCGACTCTCGATCGAACGGAAGTTGTTCTGACTCAATCGACAGCAAGGCAGTACACCTCCCACACTCTTCGTAGGGCTGTTCGGCCCCTACTAGAGGCGACTGCAAAGACCGTCAACACCAGCACTCCTCCTGCAATCCCCCCACCCCTCACATCCATTCTGGACAGCGTAAGGGTATTTCGTAGGGTAGAGGGTCAAGCCGGGCAAATTCTAGCCTCTCCGCTCGACTTCACCATCAATAACTCAGGGGTTGTCACCTTCAACACTCCGTTGAAGCCTAGTGAAGAGTTCTCGATCTTCTACACAAGGCATCGATTCATCCAACCAGGGCAACTTCGAGCGTCCTATACGGCATCCATTGCTCCTAACTCTGCAAATGGCCTTGAGAATCAGGTCCTTACGGCCAACTTTACGGCCCTATCTCCAGACTCCTTTTACTTCCGAGTGGAGACCCTCACAAACTTCCGTGGGGAAGTAGCTAAGAAGTACAAGGCGGATGCAAGCGCCTCGGCTCCATCGAGTGGCCCTAGGGTGGATAATGCTTCTCAGCCTAAGCTATACGAGCAGGGGCAGAAGTCAGTTTACTTTGATGAGGGTTACTTGTTGAATGAGGACTTGGTAGCACGAGCTTCCCTCAAGTTCTACAACGACACTGTCAACTTCCTTGAGGACTTGCTACGTAATATGGATGGTCGTGTAGTGGGGGACTACGACGGTAAGCTGAAGTTTGACGGGACGACTGGGGTCCTAGTGACTGACTTCTCCCTAGCCACAAACCAGATTGACGATACGTTCAAGATCTCTGGGTTCCCAATCAACTTTACGCCACCTTTGTTCCCATTCAAGTTCGTTGATACCTACATCAAAGCCTACAAGCCGAACGCAAAGAGTAGGTTCTTCCCTACGTCTCGCAATCGATACGGGTACACAGTGGTGGGTCTGAATACGGCTGCTGAGACTGGCGCCCAAATGGTAGACCTGGGGTCGAAGAACATCACGGGCACAGCGCCTGTAGCCTCACGTAGGATACCTAGGGCGCGTGTTGTGGAAGCAGCGGCAGCTGGGGCGACCATCCTGAAGGTAGATACGACCGCTGCCTTTACGACCGAGCCAGGCCCCTACCGTCCTGCCTTCGTGACTGGCATGAAGGTGGTGGTACGGGACCCTTCAGGGGCTTACCTCGTGACGGAGCTTTTTCCGTCAACTGTAACCGTGAGTGGAGCCGACACGCTAACTCTAGCGCCTGGAGTCGTTGGGGCTGTTCCTGTTGGGTCTACCGTACATCTTGGCGTACTCGATAGCTCCTACCAGAAGAACTTCCGGATTGGGTTTGACGTGGGGTTGGATGCTGAGAAGGGCTACCTACTGTACACAAAACCATTCTTCCCGTTTGATGGGACTGTCCCTGCTATCTCGGCTGAGCTGAGGGTTCAGGACGTAAACTCTCAAGAGCTACTTCAGACCTCCATCACGGTCTCAAACTCCAGTACAGAGCCGGAGAAGTTTCCTTGCCTGCTGGGTAAGGCATTTGATGACGATGGAGATCAGAGACTTCCGCTAATCAATCCTAGCTACCTGAGGGAGACCGCCCCCCTAGCCGAACCTGGTACCACCAAACCAGCCTACTTGAATCTTGAGCAGACAGCCTTGAGTGACGGTGCAGCTAACGCGGTAAATCCATTCACTGGGGTAGGTACACTCAACGTAGCGAGAACCATCATTACGAACCCAGTGAACTTCCCAGTTCCAGTTCCTCAAACTGGAGACCTTGTTAGGATTACTTCTGGGTTGAATGGGGTGACTGACTTCCGTAGGGTGAGTGCGGCCACCCTGAATACGATAACCGTAGATGTGCCATTCTCGGTACAAGATGCTGGGTTCAATTACCTTGTAACCACAGCTGCTAACCTGGTTACAGGCACGATAACTGTCATGGCAGGAGCCGTAGTAACGGACGCTCTTGTAAACTTCGTAACGGCTGGAGTAAAGCCTGGACAGACCATCGTCCTAACTCAACCTGGCCACTTGGCAGAGCTTGAACGGAGACAGGTACTCTCCGTTACAACGACTCAGCTTACCTTGACAGCTCCATTTTCTAGCTTGGTTACCCCTGCTACGTATCGAGTACATAACCCAGTCAACACTTACAGCTCTACGACACTAAGCTCGAACCTAGCAAGTCAGGTTGCCATCCTATCCACAAACTCGGATAGCGAGTTGAATTCGATAGACAACACGTACAATCAAGTATTTACGGATCGGCTATCTCCCACAGTGGCATCAGGTACGGCTACTGCGGCAAATACTCTTGTTGGAGTGGGAGTTGATTTCCTTACCTCAAAGGTAGCGATAGGGGACTTTGTGTATGTGCAGCCAGGACAAGCGAACGAGGGGATCTACACGGTTGGGGAAGTGGTGAACTCAACCACACTGAAGATCAGTGAGTCCCCAGGGTTCACTAGTCTCGTAGGGTTGACGTTCCGAGTCGCAAAGTCCTTCGGCCTAGGGGGGCAGGGGTTGAAGGACTTGTTTGATGTGCGTAAGAGCACTGCAACTTACCTACAAGCAATTCAGACTTGGAATAGCCTAGTAACGACCCCGGTAAGTGTGCTAGTCCCTCCTGGGACTGTAAATGCTACCTACTTCGCGAGAGCTTACACGCTAGCTGATTTCACAAGTAGAGGTACATCCGTCACAAATCGCAAGACCTATCTAGACAATACGGGGATTTCAACGGTAGAGAAGGTCCTGTCTTCTGGGGACCGCCTATACGATGCACGTTTCGCTTGGATCGACGCTAGAGTTAACCTGGAAAAGGGGATCATTGTCAAGCAGGAGCGAGCAGTCTCAGACCGACTTAAAGCTCAGGCTGAGACCCTGAAACAACTAATCAAGCTACTTACCGTAGAGGAAGGTACCTGACGCCATGCCGGACACAAAAGAGGAAGCTACTGAGGCAGAAGTACCTAAAGAGGAGGCACCCAAGGAGGCCCCTCCGAATTGGGAGTACAAGACAGACTTTGCCATCAATACCAAAATGAGGGAGGTGGTAGCGAAGTCCATTGAGGCGTCTGAGCTAGAGCTAGCGGGGCTTCTACGTAAGCTTGACAAGTTGACTTACGGAAGCTGAGGATTCATGTCTGATTGGGCTGAGTTTGCGATAAAGATCCCAGGAAAAGACCTCCTCGAAGGGGTGAGGACGATCCTTGAGACGCTCCTCATTTTCCTGGAGATTCTCAAGGTCATTCTTGAGACCATTTCGCTGTTCCTGATCGACTTCGGGAACCCTCTTCGCCTACTCATTGAAGCACTGCTGGCTTTGATTCTTCAGCTATTCGAGAGTCTAAAGCGGACTGGGTTGTTCGGGTACTTCGACATACCTAACCCGCTTCAGGACCCTGGGTTCGATCGATTCAAGGGGGGCTACCAAGCCTTCACAGAGCGCTTCAAGTCTTCTCTGTTCGACAGTAAGGACCCCTTCCGACCTCAGCCACTTCCTGGAGCGAACAAGAGTGGGTTTGTACTCATCGTGGCGGACGCTGAGTCTGTATTTGGCATGTTGCGGCTTATCAACATCCTCATGCGATTCTTCGGTAAAGAGCTACTCTCTCCTCAGTACACGGCACCTGCCAACCTGAAGATATTTCCTGCTGGTCAGAAACCTGGAAGCAATAGCGTAGACGCTCTGCTTCAGGTGGCTAGTGTGTTCGGTGCTCAATTGAAGGGGTTGTCTATCTCCTGGTCCCTGGCTACAAATCAACTTCCACCAGATCCAGGGTTCAATGACCTCCTAGCTTCGGTTGGAAACGAGTTTATCCCTCAGAAGTGGCTCATTGAGCGGACTGGTCGTGAGGGTGGGCCAGAGATTCTAACCAAGACGTCAGCTACAAACTTCGAGGATAAGAAGGGTAAGCTGATTAAGCGGGAGCAGCGTATCCGCGATGAACAAGGGGACTACTTCCGTAAGTTTGAGAAGTACATCGTACTGGATGCGAGTACCAACACAGCATCTTACCTACTCGGTCAACTAGGCACCTTTAGGTACATTGACGAAGATGTTACTAAGGATAAGACCTACTACTACAGAGTAAGGGCATTTAGCGGGGACTTGAAGGTCAGCAGTAGCGGGACCATTAGCCTACCGGCACCCATAGAGGACATGAAGACGAAGGACCTTATCCAAAAGTGGCCGGGTAAGGATGTCATCATGGGGCGTCCGTCAGGGATCGTTACGGGAAGAGTTCCTAACATCCCAACGGACTTCGACGTACTTAAGGTACTTAAAGCCACCTTTAGAATGGCTTTCGCTCTCGGGTTCCACTTGGAGCTTAGTCCGGATGCGAAGTTCGATGATGATGGAAATGCCATCCTAGGTACTAGTTCGATCCAGATAGGAAGGGGGTCTCTTGCGAATCTTGCAGGCCCGCTTGGTAGGCTATCCCCAGATACAGAGTTTGCTGCGCTCTTTGGAGCTGGGTTCTCCGATGCGGGTACTCAAGCAATCGTTGAGCCAGACCCGGTAACTGGTAAGTACCCAGATGTGACTCACAACTACTTCAGCGTCAAGGCTCAGGCTGCCAGGCTAACCACAATGGTTGCACAGGCTATGCTGGACAATAGTGGGATGCTCATCCCACTTAAGGACCTCTATCAGAGTACCATTCCAAAGCCAGTGAGTGGCGAAGGGTACTTCTCTAGCGGTATCACGACGATTGAGAAGATGGTTCTCCAGTTCGTCAACCTTCCAGACAACTTCCCAGATGCGTATGACGTTAAGGTCTACGAGACCTACGGGTTTGCTTACACGGACCCGAACACAAGGCTAAATCTGCTGACAGCAGTGCAGTTCATTAAGTCCTTCACGTTAGGTGGGACGCCCCCCAACTGGATTCAGGTCAGCTTGCTACGGGACATCATCCCATGGTCGGGGCAGTTCATCTACGACCTCTTGGCCAGGATTGACGCCCTCCTTGACGCTTTCAAAAGTGCGCTCAGTGAGCTGAAGGCCTTCATCGACCTACTGATTCGCAAGATCGATGTCATGGAGAGGTTCATCAAGTTCCTCATTGAGATCCTGAATTACCTGGACAACTTCTCCGTTGGGTTCTACTTCTTGGCGCTACCTAACACGGATCGTGGCATCCCAGGTTGGATTGACGCTATCGACAATGCAGGAGGAACTCGACCTCCCTCTGGTCCTGGTGGCTATACCGCTGGTATTGCCCTCGCTTACGCGGGTCCCAATGTGGACGCTTTTGCAACCGCTTTTGGTCTTATATTCTAGCTGTAGCTATGAGTGGAGGGTCATATGCCGTTTGAGTGGTTAGGAACCTTCAATCGCAGTCAATTTGACCGACTTACGGCTTACGCTAGAGATCAGCTTGCGCACATCGATGCGAGAATCTCTCACTTAACCTATGAGCAAATGCGCATAGGGTTCCTGAAGTTCTCCTACAACTCTGCGGGCAAGCCTACCGCGTACTCCACAGGGTCGAACGGAGGTTCGCCTACGTACATCGGTAAGTTGATGGGAGCCTACGAGGCTATTGGAGGAGACCCATTTTTTGATTTGCAGACTCGTGCAATGGTGGACCAACCCGTGTACTACCCACGAGGTACTGAGACGGCTGCGACCAAGGTTCTCTCGAACGGAGAACCCCTACCTCAAAAAGGACTAGCCGATGCTCCTTCAGCTAATCTTAGCCAGCAGATGCGATCTTGGCTACATGCTACACTAGAGCGTAGGGCAAGACTCGAACGTAAGATTCGAAGAGCTTTGGATTACGGGGATCAGTTGCAAGCGGAGATTGAAAACTTGCAACTCCTAAAGAAGGGGGCTGCTACCACTGGTTCATTTGAGAACCTTGTTGCAGAGATAGGTCACCTTATCTCAGATCCCAACTACAGAGCGTTGGGGGATGACAAGGGAGGCGACCCTCATGGTAAGCTGGCGTACGCTCCTATGGCCTCCTACGAGCCAGGAGAGGGTCGTGAGGCTCCTGATGGCCTGAACGTAGAAAAGACGGCCAAGGGCTACTCTGTCTCAGGAAGTGGGTGACCGTGAGCTACGATCGCCAAATAGACCAGTTGTGCCCACACCTCGTAACTGAGGAGTTACTACTCGTTCGTACGGATGGGCAGACGGTAATTCCGTTGAGGCCCATTGCTTCTGCAAACTCTGTTACCGTAAGGCTAAACGGAGAGTTGGATGTCCCATTCTCAGGGGTCCACCTTCCAGCTCAATCTGGTGGAACGAAGGAAGGTCCATTTGACATTGTAGCTGGAGTGAACAACATCCTGGCCCTTCAGGTGAATTCGGGGGTAGAGCAAGTTGCTACCCTGCCTACGACCAAAGGGATGTCTGCTCAGAAGTTGGCTATCGCACTGAATGCTGCTCTTCAGGGAGTCCAATTCTATGCTGATCGTAACTTCCTCAAATTTCGCTCTAGCCTGTCCGGACACGACGCCACAATTTACATCAAAAATGGCAGTACTCTTGCAGGTACCGTAGGAATCAAGTCGAATAGGTTGTACCAAGGGAAGCAGATTGCTCCTGGGTGGTCTCTCATCAACGACCCAAACACGCTGCAAGATAGGCCAACTCGGCTTGTAATCTTTGATGAGGCGCTACGTGGGTTCCAAGACTTCGCTGAGTTGAACTACACCACAATTCGTCAGGAGTGCCGTCGTTGTGGTGGAATAGGCACAGAGAATGATTGGCGGTACGATACGGATGGGAAGGTCATTGAGCTACGGCAAGAGAGCCTTCTAATCCAAGAGCTGACCAAGGTGGTCTACACGGCCAGAGGGAGTAACCCATTCCATCCTTGGTATGGTACACTCATCACTGAGCAGATTGGGCAGAAGATTACCTCACGCGGTCTCATCCAGAGTACGATTACCGCAGATATAAAGACTACATTCACCCGATGGCAGTCGATTAAGCGGCAGCAAGAGGAGAACAGCGGGCAGTTTGTTTCGGATGAGGAGTACCCCTTTAGGTTGAATGAAGTACTACTGGAGCAAAGTCAGCGGGACCCTACAGTGATGTTTGTGACCGTGAACGTTCAGAACAGGTCCTTAAAGCCCGTACAACTTACCAGAGGCCTTCGACTTCCAACCTCTCTTGACTTGTTGGGTTTGAATACAGACCAGCGTCGCACCACTCTAAGTGAGTACTCTTCGATAGGTTAAGCACATGGCAGCAACTCCTCAAGTCAAGTTACGAGATGGTTCAGGGTACAACTCGAATCTTGTGTTCACTACGAACCAAGAGTCGATTGTGCTTGAGGGTACCGTGGGTGTAAACACGGCAGACATCCAGGTGTCGATCAATGGAGCCAACTTCGTTTCTGACCCCACGCTTGTCAAGTTCAACCTACCTGCGTTTACAGTTCCAAACCTGGACAACTACCCGAATGGGTTGGCACTGGTCTCCGGGCTCAACACTGTCCGTGTGCGTACTATCGACATTGTAGGTGGGGTTAGTGGCCCAGCAAACGTAGAGATTACCAAGCTACGTCAAATTGACGTACCACAGGTAGAGATCCCCACTGGGATTCAAGTGCGACGTAGGCGTAATGCGGTAGACATCCTAGCTGCAATCCCCAAAACCGCTAACTCCCCGTTTGGAGGCCCTACTCCTAACTACTTCAGAGGGTTCCATTTCTACGCTTCCTTGAACCCTAGCGGAACTTCGGGGTACTATCGTATCAACGATAAGCTCGTGACCGTAGCCTCTAGCGTGTATGAGGAGACGGCCACTACGTTTGGTACGGACTCTACGGTATGGCAAGCTGAGACGCTACAGAACTTAAGGGTGAAGGTAACTGAGGAGAATGAATATGGTGACACTCTAGCGACAAGGCTAGATCGCATCTACTCGGTAGCTCAGTATACAAGAAATCTGAGGTTCGCCTCTACGTTAGAAGAGGTAGAGCTAACTGAGTTCATCAGTTTCCGACACCTACGCGAGGGTGGAGTAGGTATTGTCAATGAAGACCAATTCTCTGGGGTCTCCTCAAGTGAGCCACTCTACTATGTCGTATCAGCTGTGTACTTCGATCCCCAAACGGGAGAGGAGTTCGAGAGCCCCTACTCTCAAGAGGTGCTAGGGAACCCTCTTGTCATTGATACCGCAATCCGAGACCTGCCGGGGCGGAACCAGTTCAATGTCGTTACAGACTTCATCCGAGCTATCCAGCGAGTAAATGCAGAGATCAGTCTTATTCCAGGCTCTACAACGAGAGACGTGTCGATTGACCCGTTTAGCTCGGAAGCCGAACGTCTGTACTTCCTACTGGACTTCGTACATAGGGCTCAGAGCTTCCTTACGTTGCTTCAGATCGACGATGCCAACAACGATGGGGTGTCCGACCTAGTAGAGGCAAGTGCGTACAAGACAGCCCTACAAGCGGCCTTAGGGTTCACGTCTACCGGAGCCGTACAAGGGCTCATTGACTCTGCGTTCGACAAGCTAGCTGGGAATGTCAGTAAGCCTCGACTGCCTGGTCGTCCATCGGTAGGTCAGGCAGTCTTCTATACAACGTCTAAGCCAACTGTAGACCTTGTGGTCCCTTCGGGAACCATTGTCACCAGTGAGGCAGACTCTACTACAGGGTCCCCGTCCGCTCGATTTAGAGTCGGTGGGACCTATACGCTCCTAGCATCCCAGGCGGACGCTTACTACAACTTCGACGAAAAGCGATACGAAATCGTTGTAGATCTTGTAGCTGAGCAGATCGGTGGTGCTGGGAATAAGACGGCTAACCAGATAAAGAATGCTCAGGGAGTAAGCGGTCTATCTGTCACAAATACGGAAGCTACTGTCTTTGGGCGGGATCGCGAGTCCAATGCGGAGTTGGCCGAAAGGGCGCTCCTTGGATTTACCTCTGTAGATACTGGCACAGAAGGTGGCTATAGTGCGAACTCCGCAGCTCAGATTGGAGTGATTAAGGCGAAGGTCGTGAAGAGCGGGGACGCTCTCATGATGAGGGATTACGACCCTGTACGCAAGAAGCACATTGGTGGAAAGGTAGATATCTGGGTCCAAGGCCTTCGTGAAAGGCAAGTCACTGAGAAGTTTGCGTTTAGCTTCGAGGTTGCTCGGGACATTCAATGCCAAGTTATCGACTTGGGTACCCTTACGATTCGAGTACAGGATAGTCGGGTCACTGCAAGCACCCCCATAACCGAGCTACTCAATAACCAGAGCCAAGGATTGGGAGTTCGTAACGTTACCCAAGGCCTGGACTATCTTCTTACTGGGGCGGTCATTGTAGACTACCAGACCTTCAGGTTGAATCCTGCACTTGCAGGGCAACCTGTTACGGCATTCGATGATGTGATTACAGCAGACTACCGTTTCAGGTCCATCAATCAATTCAGGTTTAGCTTCCAACCCGTCCGTAGGATTGTGTCGGTTACTGGAGAGGTGTCCGGTACGCTAAACTCTACCTTGGGGTACAGCCTATTCAAGACTGACGACCCTCTACTAGAGGGAGAGAGCACGATAGCGAACGACCACTTGGTCATAAACCAGGTAGCTGGAATTCCTACTGGGGGTACCATCACTGTGAATGCCGAGAGCCATGTTCTGATTGGATTCACAGAGGAACCCCTCGTATCCATTGGCATAAATACGAAAACCCTTCGTGTTTTCAATCAGTCTCGAACCGTTGAGTACGCAGGACCTGAGACCACAAGTCCAGACTTTGAAATCATCAATGGTACAGCGACCACTCCTGTACGGATCGTAAGGACCTCTAGCTCGACTATCGTCAACGGGTCGACGGTCTCTGTGGACTACGCACACGATGAGAACTTTACGGTAACCTACGTAATCAACGACTTGCTACAGCAGCTACAGAGAACTCTAGACTATAAGCGCCATGTAGCCGCAGACCCAATAGTAAAGCAGTCTATCCAGAACTCACTTGATGGCGAAACCACTGTCCAAATGTTGAAGGGGTCTACCAAGGACAAGGTAGACCCACTACTTCGGTCAAACGTAAGTATGGAGTTGAACCGTAGACTGATTGGGCAGGGGATCGCACAGTCTGACTTCATCAATACCGTGGACTCGACTCCTGGGGTCGACTTTCAGGTCATTCCGTTGGCAAAGATGGCCTACTCAGATGGGTCTAGGAAACTACGGGAGGCTCTTGCAAGTAACTCTAAGCTCCTACCCACGTTGGATGCTGGTGGTAATAGGGCCTACATCCTTACAGGAGCTTTGAAGTTCCCAACGACGGATGGCGGAGGATTGGCAACGGAGCATCGAGGGGTCTTCCAGGACGATGAGGCTATGGTACTCGCTTCGTCTCTGAGTCTTGTCGCAAGTGGCCCCAACCAAGCGTTCATTATCGGGTCTGCGGGTGCTCTCATCGAGGGGTACACTGACACTGCAACGTTGGTTGCGGCTGGGTTTACAACCACTGAGACCCAACAAGTCGAGTTCCTACGCAGAACTGCAAACCATGTGGTCGTTGCCCTATCTGGGTCTACTCTACTGGAAGACCCGTCGAAGCACACTTACACGGCTAGTTACGTAATTCGAGGGGACTCAGGGTCGAAGGACATCACCTCCTCCGGAGTTGAGTTCATAGACCTAGGCAACCTAACGGTCACCTACCGTTTGGCTGGAGATGCCTAATGGCTAGATTCGACCAAGACCCTTCTCGGGTAAATCACACCTTAGTCCAACGCGGTAAGGAGTACAACTTTCGACTTGCGCAGAGAGCGCAAGCTATCTTCACAAACTTGCTTAACTTACTTCCGTCTAACTACATCAGTACCGTACAGGGTCCAAACTACACGAATGAGGTGAAGGCTGTTGCCGTGGAGCTGGCAAGGCTAGAGTTGGCCCTAGAGGACGTTGAGACGGACTCGAACTACAAGACTACGAGATCCGACTTCATCTATAGTCTCGTAGGGTACCTAGTGTTCTTGAACGGTAGAGTCCCAACGTCTACGTTTGATGACGTAGAGTTCAAAAACTTCCTCCTGAACACGATTCGCATATACTTTCAAGGGTCTATCCCTGCGAGTATGCGAGATGCGGTCAACCTGTTTATTTCGAGTGGGGTGACCTTCACTGAGAACTTCCTCCTCGTTAGGGCGTCGGCCCCAGGCCTAGACATTAGTGATCAGTTCGGCTTCCAGTTCGACATTGACGCGATAGGGAACGTGTTTCCTCCTGACATCTTCAACATTGACGCAAATCTCAGGCCACTGTTGGACACGATTCGACCTGCACATACTCTGTTTAGGATTCGGTACGTGTTTCGAGATTCTTACACCCCAAACCCTGACAAAGGTGGTAAGATCCTCGATACGTCTCGTGTGAGGTTAGCGAACTACTACTACGAGGACTTTCGGAACTATACCGATGGCTTGAAGGACCAAGATAGGCTTGGAGTCAAGGTAAATGTTGCGGTTGTAGACGAGAGCCACTCCGACGACTTTTAGCCTCTCTTGGAGGCAGAACCTTTTAATCTCTATTTCCGGTAGGAGGAATCATGAACATCCAAGAGTGCGTACAGGGACCTAGAGCTAAGGCTGTTATTATTCACGAGAGACCCTACGACTACGATGAGAAGCGTGGAATCTGGATGCGTCGAGTAATTGACGAGCAGGAATCCTCCAACATCGTTACGAATGCTGGTCGTGTGCGAATCCACACCTACCTCTACGGGGCTGGAGGTCAGCGAGTAGGGATCGGGGCTGGGCTCAACTACATTGCCCTATCTAACAATGCGACCGCTCCTGCTCAGTCAGATACAGTCCTGACAGGGGAGATCACGAATACCGTGCCTACGGCTGGCCTTCAGCGAGCACTAGGTACCGTGACCCTTCCTACGGGAGCAGGCACTCAGACTATCATTCAGAAGGTCTTTACCTTCACGGGCACCCCAGGTCCTCAAGGAGTCCAGAAGACGGCTCTGTTTGATGATGCCTCTGCTGGTACCATGGCCCATGAGATCCAGTTTGCCCCTCGCACTTTGTTCACAAACGACACACTTACCGTGACCATGAGCATAACCTTAGCTTGACTCATGGGTATTTACGGTAGCATCTATGGTTTATATGACCCAAGTACCGGAGAACTCAGGTATATTGGGCAGACAACAATCCCTCTGAGGCGTCGTTTGGCTGCGCATATGACCCCTAGCTCCCTCTCTCATCCTGAGTACAGGGCCTACTGGATTTCGTCAATTCTTCGCCAGGGTCTACGTCCAATCATTAAGGAGATCGCTACAGCCTCTTCGAGGGAGGAGCTTGATCGCCTTGAGGTTGAACACATCGCCTTGGCTAGGTTGGGTCAGGTTCGTCTTGTGAATATTGAGCCAGGTGGAAACTCCCTTTCTCCTGAGCATTATACTCGTCTTGCTGAAATGAAAAGAGGCATCCCACGCACCCCAGAGGTACGAGCCAAAATCTCAGCAGCTAAGAAGGGCAAACCATCCTCCAAGCGTGGCCCAATGAGCGAGGAGCAGAAGGTCAAAGTCTCCGCTTCAAGGAAGGGCAAGCTCCTTGGAGCCACTCATCATCAGTACCGGGGCGACATCTCAACAGACTTCATCCTCCAGAGAATCGCTGAGGGTCGGACGAAGGTTCAGGTGGCTGAGGAGCTTGATGTTTCCAGTACGCTCATTCACCGTAGGTTGAACCAGGCGGGGCTTACGGGAGAGAGTCGACCCAAGGGTAAGCGAGAAGCCTGGAACAAGGGCAAGGCCCACTCAGCAGAGCATGTTGCTAACTTTGCCGCATCTAGGAAGGGTAAGGCGACCGGGACAGACCACCACTTTTACCGACATGACATCCTGGACGAAGACCTTCGTCAAAAGGTTCAGGAGGGTCTCACCCCCTCTCAGATTGCAAAGTACTACGGGATAGCTCGAATTACTGTTGCTAGAAGACTTAGGAAAGTAGCTTAACATGGCGTACCCTCACACCCTTGCTTGGTCCGGGTACTGGAGTACGAACTATGCAGGTTCGCCTTGGGTTGGGGAGGCGACTGCTGGGGCTAGCTCTGGTCGTGACTTAACGGAAGCTACAAATCCACCAGCTACAGGAACCGCACGCTACGGGCATACCCCAGCTGACTTTGACGGGGTAAACGACACTCTATCTTCGGTAAACCTTGTAGAAGACTTCATGACGGACTGGGTTACCGTCCATGCAGTCGTAAAGGTGAATAGTGCTGTAGCTCCAAGTGCATTCCTTTACGACGATCCGTGCATCATAAATGTGTATGCCAGTGCAGCTATATGCATTTCAGTAACTACTTCTGGAGTCGCCTTTCAGGTTTACACTTCGACAGGATCGGTACAGACGGGTTACGTGCCTTTGTCTCTTGGGGTCGTGCACTGTGTGCAAGCACGTTCAGACGGCACGAATTGCTCTATACGTGTAGATGGGGGTGCTTGGACAAGTGTAGCGAATGTGGACCCTATTGTTACTGCCCCAGGAGTTCCACTACTTGTAGGAAAGGACTACTACGCCTCAAATTTCCTTGACGCGGACATCTACACGTTAGGTGTTGCCCCATCTGCATTTTCGGATGGTACACTTGATTCCTTGTATGCTTACGACAGGGATCGCTACATATTCCTTCCGCTTGATGCAACTCTAGCTGGAGATGCTTCTCTGACTGCAAGCCTTGATCTTCTTGGAGGGGCTATCGCAGTAGATGCCACCATATCCGGAGATGGGTCGGTCACTTCAAGTCTTAGTCTGTTAGGAGCCCTAGACTCAGGCCTAACTGGGGATGCCTCGGTCACCTCAAGTCTTGACCTATTAGGCGCACTCACTACAGCCCTAGCCGGAGATGGGTCGGTTACCTCAAGTCTTGACTTACTAGGAGCCCTAGATACAGCTCTAACTGGGGATGCAGCAGTAACTGCAAGTCTTGATGTTCTTGGGTCTGGTATGGATGCCACCCTAGCTGGGGATGCGTCTGTCACCTCAAGTCTTAGTCTGCTAGGAGCCCTAGGTGCAACCTTAGCTGGGGATGCTTCTGTAGCTGCAAGTCTTGACGTCAACTTGGTTGCAGCTCTAGCTGGAGATGCCTCTGTAGCATCTAGTTTGAGTTTACTGGGAGCCCTAAGCTCCACTGTAAGTGGGGACGCCTCAGTATCTTCAGCTCTAAGCGTGGTAAGTCCTCTAGCGTCAGCTCTTGCTGGGGGCGCCACTGTTACCGCAAGCTTAGTTACCTCAGGTGTTGCAGTTCCAGTAGACGCGACGTTGGCTGGGGGGGCTACGGTTGCGGCGAGTCTCGTACTTCAGGGGAGCTTGTCTGCTACGTTAGCGGGAGGGACTACAATTGGCCTCCTGTCCCTAACAACGATATCGAGTGACTTCGACGAGTATCTCACGATCGTTGAAGATGCTAGTTTCTTGACTCGAAGTAGCGTTGCAGTAGAGGACACGTTAACGCTATTTGAGGCTATCCGTACAGGACTATCCTTGTTCGAGAGCCAAAGTAACACTACGATTCAAGTTGTATTTCCAGAGGAGCTAAGACTCAACGGAGTTTCGGATGTCACCAACTACTCAGTAGATAGCTACGGTGGTGGGTTCCCTATCAACATCCTATCCGTTGCTCCAATCGTTCAGACGAAAAAATCTGGCGTACAAGGTCAGGTTGTGGAGTCCGCTCCTGGTGTACTGTACTCCAGGGTATTTGATCTCTACTCTGACACAGCTATTCCCTCGGATATCGGGGGCTACTTAGTGCTAGGATCAGAGTCATTCCAGATTACTGCTGTAGCAGGATCTCAAGTTACTGTAGACCGACCTATTCCAATTTACGGGCTAAATGGTAATTACGTCCCAGGGTCTGGGTTCACCTCTGGAACGGGTCAGCTTGTTTGGAGCATCACTACAGGCGTCCTGGGGGCCACGCTAACGGTCACTGAGGGTACCGATGGAGCAAGCTACCTAGGTAGAGTGACGCACCTGCAAAGAGCCGTTAGCGGTCAAATATACTCCAGTCCCAGCTCGTTCTCGTTTCAAGCTATCGGCCTGAAGCCAAGAGTTTCTAGCGTGCAGTTGTCCACTGAGGGTACGCTACTCATTACCTTCAATGAGGACATGCGAATCGACGCAGCCCTTCTGGATGTTGCGGAGTACTCAATTACGGGCCCTACGAGAGTGCAGATTGAGTCTGTCTCAATGATAAGCTCACGAAGTATAGCTCTTTTGACTTCAGGGTTTGGAGCTGGGAGCTACAATCTAACGGTCAACGCAACAGGGACTCCTAAGGACCTAGCTGGTAACCCTATTGACCCTATCTTCAACTTGGCGGCATTCAGCGGATCTGTCCCAGTTACCAGTAAGTCCATTTTCACGGATAAGGGTCCGATCGTAAGGCCAGCACTCACCCTTCAAAGTGGGGTGAACGGGACTATTCAGACCTTTACGACAACGACATTTGGAGCCTCAAAGGTCTTCACCTCGAACGAGGTAGTTCTTCCCGGAGGTGTATTCACTTCCAGTCATGTCGGATTGCAGCTTGAGTTAGGTAATTCCACGGTCAATGGTGGTACCTACAAGGTACTTGGGGTGGTAGCTGCAAATCGCTTGAAGCTTCAGGCCAACCTTAGACTACCAGACGCCAATAATGGCAGCCTAAGTTGGAAGCTCGTAAACCCTAGAACGGGGGAGATAGCAGATGACCCTTCGGACGTGAGTGTGCGGGTGAATGGGGTAGCCGTAACTCCTCTTGCGGTAGTTGGACTATTGGGGCAAGTCGTACTACCTAGTGTCCCCTCCTCTACGGATACCGTTAACGTAGACTACAGTTGGATCAGCGAGCCTACCGTAGAGTTCAGGCGATTGAACTCCAAAGAGTTTCGTCTCAATGCTTGTGGCAATAACGTAGGAACCGCAAGTGGAACTCAGCATAGCTATCGGTACCGTAACACTACGGTACAGCCAGCCAAGTTTGTACCAACCGTTACGACAGCAAGTCTAGTCCAACCCCTCTTTAGGGAGTTGCACTATCGGGCATTCGAGCGAGCCTACTCGGTTGCACTCAACGATCCAAATCTACTGACTCTGAATTGCCCTACGCACAAGATAGCCTATGCTCCGCTATCTCGTGAGATTGTTCAGACTACGGTCAACTACTCCGCAGACACACTACCCGAGGCAGACTCCGATCCCTGGGTACGTAAGGGTTCTGGTACGGCTACAGTCACTGCTGGAAGTCTTGTTATCCAAGACACCACAGAAGGTGGGTTCCCATCAGGTAACCCTCTGTTCTGGGTAAAGGATGTAGACCTAACCTACCCTCATGTGTTCGCAGCTACTTGGCGCATGCAGGTGAACTCCTTTACCTCAAATGGGGTATTTACTGGAGTTGGTATTGGGTGGTCTGGGGGCCGCACGGCGATTGTCCTAGGTTACATCTATGATGGGGGTACTCGTAAACTTGGGTTCCTCAAGCGTGGATTTGGGAACGACCCATCAGGCATTACCGCTTGGTTTGGAGGAGTGACTACAAACCTACCCGTCAACTTTGACTGGTCCACGAATCACAGTTACCGTCTGTTCCGTAGTCGGGATGGAGTGGTTCAGTTGTTTGTGGACGGAGAGGTTATTCCTAGTCTGCAAGTTGCAGAAGCAGACCTCCCATTTCTTGAGGAGCTTAACGACCCCTTCGTGCAGCTACAAGGAGTATTCTTTGGGTCTCTTAGCAGAGAGGCCAAGAACTCTAGTTCTTGGGACTTCGTACGATACCTAAGCCAGCCTACGAACCCATCTCAAACTGCGCCGTCCATTTTTGCTGGATATGAGGGAGATCTACTACCTGAGGTAACCGCAACTCCTTGGACGCCAGTGGGGTATCATGGTAACGAGACACTTCTTGCTACGGGGTCTCTTCTTCTTGATTCTACTTCTGCAACAACCCAGTCGACCTCTACCTCCGTGGGGCTTATCGGGGGGGATTTCAAAGGGTTTACCCGAATTGAACCGCTACTTTCGGTCTCTTCGAATGTAGTTCTCGACGTAAACGTACAGCTTCGGACTCTAACTCATGGCATAACCCCCAATGCTCTGATGGCAGCGTTGGATGACGGTAACCGACTCATTCAGCTATGCCTGTTCCCTTACCAGTCCCAGCCTAAGGTAAGCTACCCAGGTCGGTCCTTGCCACAGGAGGCCTCTCCGCCATGGGCAGCTCTTGGGACAGCCACTGGGAGCATGGTAGGGCGAACGCTTAGGGTTACGGATACCTTGACCACAGGAGGGCTGGTGTACTTCCGGGAGGACCTGGAGGCAGTTAGCTCCCCTAGCCGTATCATTGAGGCCTCGATAGACTCTACGGCAGAGTTCAAGGTCAAGGTAGTGTCCTTCACCCCAGATGGTACGTCGATTGGGTTTTGTGGTGCTACAGTAGACATCTTCGATGGGACCCGAGCCGTTGGGTTGATGCTGCGGCAAACAACTCTAGGCGTATTCCAAGTAGCCTTTCACTCAGATGGGTCCTTGTTGGGAGTAGGGTCTCAATTCCTATTCAATTGGAATGATGGTCTATCTCACATCTACCGGGTCGTAAAGAGCGCTACTGGGAACCTCGTATCGCTCTTCATTGACAACAATTTGATTGGGTCGTTTCCGTATACATCCTTCAACGTAGGGTTGGGTAACCCTACTATGTCGTTTGGTTCGGCTACGGGCTCAAGTGTATCCTCAACCTCCGTTGTGGATTGGGTGTATGTGAATATTTGGAGAGGTCAATCGGCTACTCCTACCCGATATGCGGGTATCTGGAAGGGCTCCGACTCCGACTCACTTACAGGTTACCACCTACCACTTAAACTAGAGTCCAAGTCTGGGATCGTAGCTGGCAACACACTGACAGATACTACGGTTGACTTCGTGGCTGCTTCTGTCTCTGTGGGTAACCACCTTGTCATTGACATTGGCCCAGATAAGGGGACCTACACGGTTGCGAGTGTTGGCACGAACACTCTAACGTTTGTGGAGTCGTTCGCTCAAGTTACTGAAATGGTTGGGTACCGAATTCCTCTTCAGGTGGATTGGACACTCGCACACAAGTATCGAATCGTAAGAGACCCCGATGGGTTTGTAGCCGTCCTTCTGGATGCTACTACAACCCCGCTCATACGCGTTGACTACAGTTCCGTAACTCTACCTCCTAGCTCTGTTGGAGTACCTTACATAATCAACCGAGGGCTACCTTCCGTTTCGTGGGGTTGCTTTGATCCTACAAACCTCTCTCAATCTGCTTGGGATTACGTGAGGTATGGGATCACTAGCTCTCCAACAGAGACGAGAATTGCGCCACACCATCAAGTTCTAAATCAGCGCAATGTCATGGCCTCGCCTGAGCACTTGACGACGACAGTCGCTCACGGCCACACTCAGTACTCTTCCTCCTCTACTGGGATTCCACACCCATGGAAGGACTTCACAGACAATGCTCTGAATATAGCATTCACTCGGTTGAATGAGGGTACACCCCTCATGCCTTCAACCCAAACCTATGAAGTTCGTAGACCTACTCCAGTGTTCGAGTTTGTCTCGGGCCTTAATCGACCTGAAGACGTACTCAATAGTGACCCTGACTTCGTTCTGAACGATGCGTCACAACGATCCAGACTCATTGTTCCTAATGACGTGCTATACGACGGTCTTCAGATTACGGAAGAGACCACAGGGGAAGCGGAGCACCTCTACCCATACTCAGATGGGAACATAACAGCACTTGGTAAGCTAAATTGGACGAAAGAGGTGTGCGGTACTTACCTTGCCGACGTACTTCCTGAGCTAGACCCCAACTTTGGCACCACCTGGGTCCTTCAGTCGGATAATCCTGGTGCCACCACAACAACCGTATCGTCAGGGGTATTGACCTACTCCACCACAGCGACCCCGAACAACAACACCATTTACCGTAATGCTACACCACTAACTGACTCTGTTGGGCTACAGACACGAGTGGACTTCAAGATCAAAGTGGTAGCTGATTCATCGCTAGGGCTTGGGGACTCGGGTATACGATTTGGTTTCAACGCGCTAGGATTGACAGCTTCGTTGGCCTTCGTGACTACTCCACTTGGGGACCGAGAGGTACGTCTGCTGGACCTAAACACAAATCTTGTCCTTGGGGCGATCCCATTCGACTTTCTAGATGGACTATTTCATGTGTACCGTCTAGAGAAGAACCCTGTAACGAGTATGCTTGACGTGTCCATCGACCCCTAGTGGGATAAAGAACTTCTACGGAAGTCCAAGGGAGCGGTAGCTCCCAAGAGGGTACTTAACATGGGTGTCGCGACATGCCAATTTACGCAAGGTGCAGTTGTAGGAGGTAGCGGTCAATCCGTTTTTGGATTCACTACCAATGCCGTTGCGACCATGACCGATAATGGTGGGGCTGGAGCTTCTTCCTACCTGTGGGAAATCATTTCTTGGCCTAGTCCACTTGCGTCGGCTCCTGCAATCACGAACTCTACAACGCAAGTTGCAACGGTTACGCCCACTTTAGATGGGGTGTACATCGTGAAACTCACCAGAGTAGAGGCTGCGGTTACGACCACGGACATCAAGTTCTTTGGTGTCTCAGATGAGGACACCCTTACGCTTCCTTCGGTGGGTCAGACTGGGAACATGACCAACCAGTCTGTAAACGCTCAGAGAGCTGGTTGGGCCGGTCGTCAGAACGCTACCACGAATTTCCAGCTGGATGCATACCTTCGGTTCCTAAAAGCTCGCGTAGGCCGATACACAGGGCACACTCTCGTTGTAAGTCACTCGTCTGGCGCCCCTGTAGTCCTAGCTATTGTTGAAGGGGTAAGCAAGCCTCTAAGGTTTGTTACGATGACAGGGGCTGGCACCTATACCGAGGAGCTTACAGCCTCAGCCAACGATGGCATGCGGGTCCGGTATCGAGTCGTGATGACAGCAGGGGCAGGTAACTTCATTCTTAAGAATGGAGTTGCAGGATCGACGATCCTAACCCTGACCGCCCCCCC